GACTGACTTGTATTGCTGTCAAAGTGAATACCAACAACATTGCCCGTAGACAGGCCGTGAGCAGTTTTTGTTACCGTTACAGTTGTACCAGAACGAGCGTAGGTAACGCTAGAAGTCACTGGAACAGAAGCTGTATCAAACAACACTACAGTGCCATCCGTGCCCGTACCAAAAAACGAAATGCCTTTAACACGATTTCGTCCCAGAACAAAAAAACCACTTTGGTTTAAATGCCCTTGTTTAACGTCTGTTTGCATCATAATCAATATCCTTTAAAAACGGGGCCGAAGCCCCTTGGGTTGATTAGGAATCTGCGAAAGGTGTAGCAACAGTGCTAGAACCAATAACGTTTCCAGTCACCATGTATTTGTCAGCAGCAACTGCGACAATTTGAATCCATGTGCCAGCAACACCGCCGGTAGTTGTACCATTCAAGTTGATGAAGTCATTGGAAGAACCGTTGGCGGTAAAGCCAACAACTGCGCCAGATGAGTCTGAGTCAACAGAGATTACAGTACCAACGTACAAATCGCCGGAACCAGAAGTTGTACCAATTTTCAAAGAGCTTGTGGAGATGGTAGTAGGAACCCAGATTGTGTAAACAACGCCTTCGTTGTTGGCTGTGCTTGGGTCTTGACCGGGGCCAGATGTAACAGAATTAGTTGAAACGTTGATTGCTGGCAAAGTCAAAGTGACTGCTGCTGCCAAAGAACCACCAACAGCGATGATACGACCGCCGTGAGCTTCTGGGCTTAATGTGGTGCTTGTTGTGATGTCAATGACAGCCGCTGGGCCTTGTTGATAAATGCCGCCCAATGAACGAACTGGGCCTTGAAACGTAGTACGTGCCATGATGTATTCCTTACATACAAGTTAAGTGCATCAATCAGTATGTTGTCTGCCGGGACAGTTTGATACACCGGAAAGCCCGGATTGAAAGCAATATACAACAAAAGAAAAGGGGGCACAAGGCCCCCCTTCAAATATTTCCGAAGAAATATTAGGCTCCGGGTGAACCGAAGATACCCAGTGGGTCAGACACGCCGAAGCTGTAACGCTCACGGGCTTTGTAACGAACGTTACCTGTGTCGAAATCACCGTCCATGCCGGTAGACATGGGGGTACGAACGAAATGCTTCAAACCGTTAGGCACGTCAGTCAACAGGAACCAAGCATTGGTGTCTGTCAAAAAGTGGTTTACGGTATAGCCTTCAGGAATAGAACCGTTGTTCTTCAATGCGTTGATGTCATTGTCAGCTGTAGAAACGCGGAGTTCGGTTTCGAGCAAACGTGTGGCAACGAACATTAAAGAAGGAGGAACGATCAACTTCTTAGGCTTAGCGGCAATCAACAAGCTACGCTCATCTGTCCAGGCAGCGATTTGAATCACAGCGTTTTCCAACGATGTTTCATTCAAGTCAGCAGCTGTAGAAGGAGTGTTACTGTTGGTACCACCAGAAACCAAGGGGTGAGCAGTAGAGCAAAGCACCACGCCGTCGCCGTATGTTGGGCCGCCAGTAAAGGCGTTGTTCAACACATAAGCAGCTTTAACTTGCTTGGTGTAAGCCATACCACGGGCCAAAGCCTTGGTGTAACGTGAAGACAAACTGTCGTACAAGTTATCTTCCACGGCTTCTTCAGTGATGGAGAAACCCATCGCGATTGTTTCGTGTGTATAACGTGCAGTCCATGCTTCCTGTGCATTGTCATAAGCGATGGCAGAGCCCTCGTTTTTGACGGGCGCAGCAGAGAAACCTGACAGTTTTGTCTCTTCTTCAAAGCTACGCTCAGATGTTTCTGTTTCGTAGATCTCTTTGTGCTCTTCGCCGTATTTGGCGTACTCAAGACCGAACAATGCGTTCAGACCAGGGAGCAACTCTTTAAGTAGCTGTGCGCGTGAAATAGCCATGGTAAGTTACTCCTTATGCAACACCAGTGGTGTTGTTGTACTGAGCTGTGTTGAACTTAACGATGAATTCGTAGTAAGTTGTAGCTGCAGTTGTTGCGGAACCTGTGGCTGTGTCTGGCACGACATCAATCACGCGAATAGGCAATGTATTAGTAGTAGCGGTAGAAGAACCGTCAATACCGTAATACGAATCACCTGTGATGGTAGAACCAACGTTAGCAACCAAAGCTACGTTAGCGCCAACAATCGCACGGGTATAAGCCGTAGGAGTGGTGGAACCAGCAACTGTAGCGCAAACACGGAACGCAGCACTAGGATCATCCACAACAAAAGCCATAGCCATGTTTGTTGAGGTTGAAACAGCAGCTGGGTAGTTCTGTGCGAACGTAGGCTGACTCAAAGAGTTGATGTAAGAACAACCAACCAACACGCCAGCAATATTACCAGAATCGGTAGTATTAGCTGCAACGATGTAACCGCTGCCGTTAACTTGCACGGTATCACCGTTCAAGATTGCAGTAGCGTAGGAAGGTGCAATGGGGATTTGACGGATCGCTCCGGCGTAGGGTAGTCCGTCCAGTCGGTTGACTGGCTTAAAACCATACGTCTTATCAACGGTAGGATATGCCATTTAAGACTCCAAAAAAGTTAAATACCTTTTCCAAAAGTGACCGTGGATTTACGTTCTTTGAACATAGGCATCCGTGGATCATTCTCGCGCATGTAAGTGTTATCTACAGATTGCATCTGCGACTCAGACAATTGTCTATAGTGCGCATTACGCTGCTCAGTAAATTCCACAGGTGTTTTGCAAAGCAATAAACCTCCCACTTCAATGCTGTCAGGAAATTTAGTACCTGTAGCATTAAATAGACGAATCTCAGGGTGGTCAGAAGCTTTTACGGGCTCCCAGCCCTCGGATAACTTTGAGGAATAGTTCGTGGGATCATCTTTACCTTGTGACGCAATTCGAATCCAGCGAAACGCATAACCATCTTCCGGATTTGGGTCCGGTAAAAGTTTAGGGGGCATCCATTGTTTTGGACGTTCCGTTTTTTCGCGTGTTTCAAGTTCGCGCGGTGAGCGAGCAGATTTTTCCATTATATTTTCCTCATTTCTTCAGCAACCTTACGAGCGTACAGTTCCAATGGAACCCCCAATCGCTTGGCGATATTCACCTGGGTCTGCGTAAGCACGATCTTTTTAGGCGCTGTGCTACGGGTTGCAGGTGCAACGATGTTGGATTTAGTACGTTGAGTTTTCGCATCAACGGACCCATCGGATCCAAACTGTTCCGAGAATCTGTCCCTGATATCAGCGTCGATACGTCGATAGTATTCTTCGCTGCCAGCAGGTATCCCTTCGCCTACCAAATCTTCATGCAACCCAAGGGCGTATGAAGTCATCCGTTTGTTAGGTCCAAACCACTGGTTCTTTTCAGTCCAAGCAAGTAGTTTGTCATCAATCGGTGCAGGTCTAGTAGGCTGCGGTTGCATTTGTACAGGAGTTTCATCGACCTGTAAAGGGGTGGGCCTAAAATTATTTACCTTATCTGCCTTCATCTTGGCGCCAGTTAGTGCTTCTTGAGCATTAACCAGGGCTTCGGAGTCGCCAGATTCGTAAGCAGCTTTGTATTGGCGCTTAGCTGTTTCCAGCTCATTGGCCACTACCTTTTTAGCTTGCTCAATTAAAGCCGCCTGATTCTGATTGACAGAACCTTTAAGCTTTTTGTTTTCTTCTGCCATCATCTGGGCAAAGCGCATGGCCTCATCTTTTTCCCGTTGAGCTGTCTCTTTGGCCCGGCGCTCTTCGTGGTAGCCCTTGGTGAAATGCTTGATCCGCTTCTGGACGCCTTCGTCATACTTGGTCAGCTCGTCGTCTGCAAATTCTTTGGGCGGTTCGGCCATAGGCGTGCGGCCACGGTCTGCGGGAGGCGTGTCATCTACCACCTCGATTTCAGGACCGTCATCAGCCGCCACCACTCTGCCGCCTTTGCGGGCGTTAACTTCCACCTCATCGGGAAATTCAAATTCTGTTTTTTCAACTTCTGCCATGATTCACTCCTTAGGTTGGGCGTTGGATTCCGCGGGGATCCTGAACCACAGCTTGCACTGAGTCGTCGTTAATCAGGCGCCATTCGGTGCCATGAATCTTCATGCGGGTTCCAGTGTTAGGACGTACTAACACAAAGTCACCTACTTTACAGCTTGGGCCCGATGGAAATCGGGCTTTATCTATAAACGCATCAGGGCCAATCTTGGCAACAAATAGCACGGGGGATAAAAGCTCCTCGTGATACATAGCTGTGGCAGATTTTAAAATCCCTGTCTCACTAAACTCCTCTTCGGCTTTGGGCAACATACACAAGATATGGTATGTTGCCGGGTCCGGCACTTGCTTGGCCTTGTCTTCCGCGGATGTATTGAGCAATCCGGAAAGATCTACGGCGTTCACATCAAATTCAGTCATCGTCATAATCCTTAATTTTTCGCACAAGGTCAGCAAGTTCCATCTGTGCGGTTTGCAGACCTCGGATAGTTCCGCACAGTTCTTTGTAATGCTCGTGGGATTTAGCTCCACCAGCACTAACAACTTCAGTCAACTGCTGCACTTGCTCTTGCAGTTTGCCGTTCAAGATATCAAGCAGTTTGTGATTCATCATTCACCTTTCCCGCCCTGTTGGGCTTGCATCATTTTCTGCATCAATTGCATTTTGTGTTGCTCATCGCTCTGCCCCATAGCCTGTTGAGCCTGCGCTTGCTGCTGCTGCATGGCCATTTGCTGGCTGGCAACTTCTAACGCATGCAGCTCTTGGGCTTGCATAATTTCCTGCTGGGTACGCATGGCCGCCATGTTGGGGTCTTCTCCCATCTTGGCTGCACCTTCGCGCGCTTTGAGCGCCAGCTCTTCTGACTTGATTTGCAAATCGCCCTTGACTTTGAGCAGCTTGGTTTGCGCATCTTGTTTGCGAATTTCCAATTCTGCTTGCTGCATTTGGACCACGGGATCCTGGGCCATTTGCTGAGCTTGCTGCTGCTGAACTTGGCCTTTGCTCTGAGCCAACAACTGGGTAGACGCTTGAGCCACCAAACGAGACAGCATAAGTTCTGCTTCTTCTGGCAATTCTGAATCTGGCGCCGGCATAGGAACACCCAACTGCTCTTCGATTTTCTTGCGGTAAGAAAACGCCAAATGTTCGGCAATGTGAGCTTGAATCTCGGCCATCATTTTCTGGGCTTGTGGATTCTGACCAATCTGCGCCATCAATACTGGGTCTTGCATCATGCTGGTGTGCACAGCAATGTGTGCGTCGTGGTCCTGGTAGATGAAAGCTTTTGTCGGTTCGCCATTTAAGAAGGCCATGTTCTCGCTAACTGGATCGCGCGGCTTCATGTCGTCTTCCACTGGTACAAGCTTGTCAGCATTCTTAATACCCAGCACTTCAATCATCTGTCTATGTAAAACAGGTAAGTTGTAAATCTGTGGAGCTTGCTGCGCCAACTGAATAACAGCCTGGTACTGCATGATCCGCTGGGCCATCGTCGAACTATTAGGATCCGACACTGGAATAACATCCACCATGTCGTAATCTTCTTGCTTAGCCATGCGGTCGCCGCTAGATGGGTCAAACTCATATTCACCTGGCGTGTTGTCACGAATGATGACTCTCAACAGTTTAAATTCCTGCTTCATTGAGTAGTGAACACGCGCTTGCACAGCAGACATGTTCTTGAGCTGACGTTCCAACAACGCTAATGTTGTACCTACGGGTGCGTTAGCCGACATATCGGACACTTGCATATCCGCAATAGAGCCTAAACGACGCCCCTCTTGGGTGATTTTGTCCAGCAATAACGACAAAACTTGGCTCGGTTCCTTGTACGGCAACGTCATAATGTTGTCGCGTACAGTGCCAGAAGGCACATCTACGTCCCTAAATTCGCCCGGATTGATGGGTGTATCGTCCCCTTTGATGCGTAAACCGCGGGATTTTAGGCCTCCAGGCAGGTTAGAAAGCGTGCCAGCGTCCACTAATTGGCGCAAAATTGACGTTCCAGCCCGTGCATAACCACCAATTAGGTGAATTAAACCCAATCCATAGGCTCCAAAGCCTGGAACATAGGTGTATTGGACAAAATGCTGGCGCTTTAGCCTACGGGTATCGTCTTCTGACCAGTTTCTACGGATAGAAAGCACCTCTGTCGTGCCACGGTCAATGGTAATCACGTAAGGTAGAGCGATTCCATCTTCATCTTCGTACCCTGGCAGGTCATAATCAATATGAACCTCCAAAATCTGGTACCGGTCGTCGTCCGTCAGGCTATATCCCTGGTCTTCGGCCTTCTTTTTCTCTACATCTGTATGAATACTGACAGGTTCACCCAGGTCTACGTCACGATAGAAGCCAGAAACCTGTAATTTCTTAATATCATTCTTTGTTTTACGCATTACGTGGGTTACACGCTCTGCATTGATGACGCTAGAGGCGCCATAGGGAATAATAAAATCTTCAGCAGGGATAAAAATAGCTACTTGACGCTGATACGACGGGTCAAAATAAACTTTCTTGAACGCAGAGCCGGCTAAACCAAGCGAATACAGCATTCTTTCATGCTCGGGTCTGTATTCAGGCATTGCTTCCGTCAGCTGGAAGTTCATGTCGTCTCGAACACGCTCGGCCGCGTCTTCTTTTAGCTTGTCAATCGCGCCAATGATTTCCGTTTTAACAGGACCTTGGGCTGGAAACGTTTCTAGAATAGTTTCGGATTGAAAGCGAACAGCAGCTTCGGTCAAGATGGTAGAGAAAACTCCACAAGCACCATTCCAAGGCTCGGTTCTTTCTTCGTATTTCATGCCCAGGACATCTAGGCCTTTGACGTACATCTCTACCCACTCTTTACGGGAGTTGATATCAGAATCCACCATTTCAATGATGTCGCTGGCAATGCTAGCTAACGAACCTTTATCCATCACATCGGCCAGGTTTTCATCAAATGATTCTTCTTCTGGCTCTTCCAGCATCTCAATCACCATGCCGTCCATTCCAATTTTTAACCCTTCAGGGTTTTCAATTTCAATTTCAATATCTGCGCTATTATTTTGTACGTCGAGTGCATCCAACCCAAGAGGCGCTGGGTTTAGGGATGGAAACATATTAGTAGCCATTATTTAATCCTTAATAGTAAACCGCTTTGCGGCGAAAGCTCTGCAGCTCTTCACGTTCATCAGAATCCAAACGTAAAAACCCGCCCTGCCTGAATCTTATCAGCGCTTGGGTACTTGAGTCCACCAAATCATCATGCTCGCCATTGGGGAAAGACGCCATTTGCTCTATCACTTCACTGGCCCATCTTGTCTCAGGCGCCCATACTTTGCCAGATCTAAACAAATCAGTCACCGAATTTAATCGCACAAATTTATCATTCCCACGACTAGGTGTGTATTCACTGACCAACAAACCCATAGATCTCAATTCAAACACCAACGGAGCACCAGCGGCTTTAGCTTCAATGATACAAGCGTCCGGCTCCCACTCTTTATAGTTGGCCATCGCTTTTTCTTTCAGTTCTGGGAATTCCATTCTCTTCTGAAACGCATCCAGCAAAATCACATTGACATCATTGGGGTCGTCGTTCATATGAAAAACCCCCCAGGTCGTACAGGCCGAATAGTCAGACCGTTCATTCTTCGTAAAAGCCGTGTCCCAGCTTTGAATAATAAATTCACACTTAGGCGGGTTCTCGGGTTCCCACATCTTCCACCACTCTCTTTTGACCAAAGCACCCTCTTCGCCCGTCGGTGCTTGCTGGTACTGCGCATTCCACTTAGAAGGAGGTAGTTCTTCTCTTAACGCTTCCAATTCTTTAGCCGACCAGAACTCAGGCCACAGCGGATTCCCACTGGGCATAATCGCGGGGAACTCCACAACTTCCCACTCACCCAAAGAATCCCGCATCTGGGCATCTTTTAAAACTCGTCCAGTCAAGTCCCTCTCAGCCCATCGGGTCATCACAACAACAATCGCCCCACCTGGCTGTAAACGCTGTCTAGGACCAGACGTATACCACTCATACGTTTTGTCAAATACCCCAGGATCCCCAGCAGCTAAAGCCGCTTCTTGTTCAGAATGCGGGTCGTCAATAATCAAAAGGTCAGCACCTTTACCAGTAACAGTACCTCCAACACCGATAGCAAAATACTCCCCGTTCTGATTAGTAGCCCAACGGCCGGCACTTTTACTATCTTGTCTCAAAGCCACGCCAGGAAATACTCTTGCATATTGCTCCGAATCCACCAAGTTCCTAACCTTTCGGCCAAAGTTAACCGCTAGGTCCGACGTATTAGACGTCTGAATAATTTTCTTATTCGGGTACCTACCCAAAAACCATGAAGGCAATAGGTAACTAGCAAACTCAGATTTAGTATGCCGCGGCGGCATATTGATAATTAATCTTTTTAAAGTTCCGTTAGCAATCGCTTCAAACTTCTTCGCCATCACCGCATGATGCCTTCCATGCACAAACCCTGGCCACATCATCCGAACATAATTCATAAACCCCGTCTGAGCTTTCTCCCGCTCCAAAGCCAATCGATAATCCTCCACGGCGTTATAAAACACCTCCCTCTCCTCCTCAGGAAGCGTCGCCATCAAAGCATCTAACTTATCACTCATTCTAAATTCTTGAAATTAATGTACACAGGCCGAATCGAGCGCCCGCTCTTTCGCAACTTTTTCAGCACCCCTTTGGCCACCAACCGATCCACAATTTCCAGGGTGTTCCCCAATCCACTCCTACCCCTCTGATACGCAATGTCCCTAATCGACGGGCTATACCCATACCGCTTCCACCATTCATCAACAATCAAAAATACCTGTCTCTGCGCCGGCGTCATCTCAACCTCCATACATTGCTCATACGTAAAATCCCGCTTCTTTAACATCATCTTAGGGTTCCGAACAATCAGAGAACCAAAACGTTTCGGTTCTCGACGCGCTATTAGTTCTAAATTTGCGGAATTTTTTACCATAAAGTATTAATTTTCGATAGGGGGTGGGTGCGCTGTATCGAGGGGGTGGGGTTCTGATTCTGGTAAATTTTGGAATTGTTTGTGTGGAATAGTATGTTCATCAGCCAGGGACTCCGCTTGCTCAGTCGGGATGGTGGGGGATGGGTGGGGTCGCGCATCCGCCAATTCGTCGAGCAAGCTGGTCGCGGCGGCGTCGATGACCTGAGCGTCGTCGGCCTGGGCATTCATTAGGCGGCGCAGCTCGGCCATTACCCGGGCCTTGGCATCGTCGCTGCTGCTGATGGTCCTAACTTCTTTGCGTTCCGTGTAGAGCCCGACCTCGCTAATCGTGCCGGCAACCTTGGCAGCCTGGACCAGGACGGCTGGCGGCGTGTCTTCGTCGATGATGACGCCGACCAGGCTTTTGATTATGAGAGCACGCAAAGCGGCCGGCGTTCTATGTTTTTCTGACTCAATGGCTGCCTGGTAGGCTGCAATCTCTGCGTTTATATCTGGCCGGTTTTTGAGCCGGCTTGCACTATTTGCCTGGGTTAGCGGTTTGCCCCTGGTGTTGTAGGCCTTGCGATAAGCTGCTGCACCCGTGGCGCCCTTGGCAATTTCCAGGGCGAAAGCTTTTTGTTTCCCGGTTAACTCTCGCGCTGCAGTTCTGCCCAGCAGCTGGTCTACCGGGGTTTGCTCCAGGCCTTCGCGGATTTGCTTGCGTGTTAGCTTTGCTTGTGTCATGCGGCGCAATATACAGGAACAAAAGGCTTACTGTCAATACATACAGGAAACGGGGTTTTATAGCATCCTGGTAATGATGGGCTTATATGTGAGCCCCTATCTGATCCCCTCATGTAATTGCAGCCCCTGGGCCACTCGCTGCGCTCGGAATACCCGCGGCAATCCCCGGCGCCATGGTCCCACCTTGACCAACTGGCCACCGGGCCCAGGTCAAAACCCACCGACCAGGCAACACACAAAACCCCCACGGCTTGACCAGGGCGCCACCAGCTGCAGCACCGGACCAGGTCAAAACCGCGCTACCAGGTAGCACAGGTAAAAACCCTATTCACCACCAGGACCACCCACCAGGGCGCGCATTTATACCCTACTCAGTACCCTAAAAAATAACTGTTTTGAGTGTCGCGAATGTGACAGGATAGGGGCTTGACAACATGCTACATTATCTCCCAATGCACCAGTCAGGATGCAGACAACAAACCAACACGAAGGGAAACGCACAGATGTACACAGCACAAATCGACGCCCACGGAAACGTCATTGTTTGCAGAGGGGATGACCAGCGCCGGGGCTATCGCATAGCCTACACCGGCACCTATAACGAGTGTCTTATGTTCAAAGCATTAAGGGGCCAGGCATGACTACACACGAAACCATCATGCGCCAGGCCCGCCGCGAGCTGGACGCCGTGCGCCCGGTTAACTACCAGCTCACACCCGCGGAATACAAGCGCCGCCTCTACCTTATCAACGACGAAAAGAATCAGCTGCGCGCAGCCCTGGGCCTGGCAGCAATCACCACCCAACCAACAAACGGAGATTTATTCCAATGAAACCCCTTTACCTAATCGCATGCAGCGCCGCCAAGCTGGACCGCACCGCACCGGCCGCCGACCTTTACCAGGGCCAGGCATTTAAGCTGGCAAAAGCTGCAGCAGCCCGGGCCGGCGCCGACGTCGTCATTCTCAGCGCTTTGCATGGCGCCGTTGACCCCGCGGCCAACCTGGCACCCTATAACAAAACGCTGGCACAAATGAGCAAGCACCAGCGCGCCGTATGGGCTGCAATGACCGCGCAGCAGCTGCAGCAGCACAAAGGCCGGACTATCACAGTTCTAGCCGGCAAGCACTACGCCGCCGCCGTTGAAGGCTGGCCCAACGTTTCCCGCCCGCTCACCGGCCAAGGTATCGGCCAGCAGCTGCACACCCTCAAACACTTAAACGCTTGAAAGGCACACCATGAGCAAGCTTCAATTATTGATTGATTTACTCACCCTGGAGGATTTGCGCAAATACCAGGCGCAAACCGACAAGCTGATTTGGATTGAAACCACCCTGCTAGACCCTAACGGACTGAGCCGCCGCCACGCCGAAAAGGTCGAGGCAAAACTACTCGATTTGCTCCAGGCTTACAACCCCACCAACTGAAAGGCACCTAATGACCGCACTCACCACCCCCGACCAGATAGCGCGCTACCGCCTGGCAACACTACGCGCCGCGCTTAAGCTGGAAATTGCCGGCATGAAACGCCGCGGCCCCAGCGCCTATGCAATCCTTAAAACCGAGGGATTCACCGGCACCCGCGCCGCGATCCTGGAGCAAATCAACAAACAATTGGAGAAATAATCATGGGAAATAGAGCAGTAATCACATTCAGCACCTACACCAACGCGCCCGCGATATACCTTCACTGGAACGGCGGCCGCGCCAGCATAGAAGGATTTTTATCCGCAGCGCGCCAGCTGGGCCTACGCCATGCCCGCACGGCCAAGGCTAAAACCGAAGCGCTGGACCAGCTCGCCGAACTAATCGCGCGCTACTTTTTCCGCGGCCCGGTAGGCCAAAGTGTCTACCGGCTGCACTACGCCGGCAGCGACCGCGACAACGGCGACAACGGCACCTATTTAATCGGCGACGATTTAACCATTATTGACCGCCTTTTTAAACCGCGCGCCGACGAAATTAACCACGCAAAAACCGCCGCGATCATCGAGCAACTCACGGCCACCGCGCCAATTTTTAACCTGGAGAAATAATCATGGGCTGGACGTCATACACAATCAACACCACCGCAACCACCGACGAAGTGCTGCGCCGGGAATTCACCCAGGCCGGCACCGATGGCAGCCAATGGGAAATCACCGACACCGCGACAATTGGCGCGACCTGGTACGCAATCAGCAAACGCACCGACCCCACCGGCGCCGCTCATTATTCGGGCCTGGTATGCCTGACCGAACGCCGCAAACAAAACAACGGGATAACTGAATTCTTTTATAAAGACATCGACGAAACCGCCGGCCCCTACTCTTACGCATGCCCGGCCCGCATCCTGGACCAGCTCGACCAGTTGGCCCCGAATCCTCCAGGATATGCGGCCAAGTGGCGCCAGGCATGCCGTGACCAGGCGGCCAACAAACGCGCCAAGGCCAAGGCCCGCGC